TCTGCGATTTGCAAGATATTCATCTGAACCATCTATTTTTTTGTCATTGTTAATATCACCATCTTCTTCGCCCACTGGATCCATGTTTACTTCATTCTTTTCTGTCAGCAATCCTGCACCAAGGCGTTCTAGTTCTTGTTCTAAAATCAAGCCGATTCGTTCTGCCATTGCTTCATTGACTGCAGTTTTAATAGAATACGGTTTATTCGATAAAACAGATTCGATTATTTTTTTTGCGTGACTCATAATTCTCCTTATTTATATGTTAGAATATTTTGAATTGATTGTGGATTCTGTAAAAATATTCGATTTAATTGATTTCCCTTGTATTTAATTCCTATACTATCTATATAATTTTTTATTTTCATGGCCTGTTCTGGGGTAATAATATAGGATTTTTTACTCCGAAATCTTATTTTTTTACAAATTTTAGACTTGCTTGTCAAAGTTAAAAATTGATAAAATCCTTCATCAGAATAGTTGAAAACCCTAGAATAATTTGAATTATTCTTGAGATTCTGTGGGTTCTTCATTTTTATTCATTTCTTGTTGCTGTTGCATTTCTCTTGCTTGTTGTTCCATTTGTTGTTGTATTTTGATCTCACGTTCTTCTGCCATTTCTCCATCCATTTGTGCCATTTCTTGATCGGTTTGATTTAAAATTTGTTTTCTAATATACTTATCTGAAAAAAAGGTTCCAGACATCTGACTCAATATTCCTAACATTTCTACTTTTTCTTTTAAAATTTCATTATTTTTTAATTCATCAAAATACGAATCTTTATTGAATTTAAAATCTATATCTTGATTAATAGACTCCCAATCCGCCATAGTCATTATGCCCTTTAGTAGGCATTGTTTCTTAAGCAAATCTAAAAATAAATTAGCAAACTGTCGTCTGAGTCTTTCGATAAATTTAAAAAACTTAACTTCATCTCGAGTAATTTCTCCCATTCGGCCCATATTGAATCCGTTTTGTGCCTCGAGACGACTGAGTGGAACATTTAAAGAACGAAATAATTTCTTTAATAGATAATCTACGTCTTCTAATTGACCTAAATTTTGTCCTCCGTCCAAAGTAGTAATTTCAGTTCCTCTGCCTCCGTCTCTTCGCGGAATCCAAAAATCTTCCAACATAGAATTATGATTCCAGTCGTCTCGGATCATTCCTGTTTTAGGATCATATGAAAGTTTGTTTCGATAACGAACCATAAGATCTTTCATGTATTGTTCTGCCTTTTGTTTAGGTAGATTTCCTACGTCTACATAAAAGATTCTTCGTTCTGGTGCTCTAGACATTCTGTAAATTACAACTGCGTCTTCGATTTGTCGAAGCATGTTTAAAGGTCTGATTGCCTTATGCAAGTATCCTACAACTTTTTTAGTTGTTTGATCTACAATACCAGAATGAATATAAGTTATAGAATCTACTGATATTTTTAAACCAGTAGTAGTGGTAGGAATCAGACTATCGATAGACATATCAGTGTAAATGAAATGTTCGTCTACAGATTTAACCACATAAATTTGAGTTGTGGCATTTATATTTTTTAATTCTTTTTCTACTTTTCTTACTTTTGTAATTTTAGTAGGATCTATTGCTCGTAATTCTTTTATTCCTTTTTCTGGTCGATCCGGATCAATGATATTATGAAAATATAAACGACCGTCTATATACCATCTTCTAAAATACTCGTAACCTTTACTGTTAAAATTTAATAACTTTAAAATATTTTTGTATTCGTCGTGAATTTTTTGTTTTATTTGAGGCGATAAATTTACTCGAGCAAGATCTAACTTGGCAGCCTCACCGTCTTTATCGTAAACCAAAGATTCGTTAATGATATCTTCTATGGCAATATCCACTTCAGGATATAATGACATGGATCGATATTGACCTATAGTTTGAGCATCATTAGCCGCAGCGATTCCTCCAGCATCGTAAACTGATGCAATAAGACCGCCACTTTCTATAACATATGTGCCGTCATAAGAATCTGGAGAAACAAAAGAAGTAGTTTCTACTTCTCCAGTAGGTCCAATTTCATTACGTTTGCCGAAAGAAAATCCAAATATTTCAAATGCCATACATTATGTATAACTGATTGTGTGTTATTATAAGTACAGGTGATAATCGTAATTCATTGTTACAGTGAATTCAGAAAACGCATCGGCCTGATCGTAACTTAAGTCTATCGGACTAATGTCTGATGGCCAACAATTGTATAACTTTAACTTTTTAGTATATGAATTAGAATTAGATCCCATGGGCTGCCCAGTGGGTCCTGTACCGGGGGCAGAGGTATTATTATGGGTTATATCGTCCCAATTTACTGTCCAATTAATACCAGTTCCAATATCAAATTGATGTGTATTGGTCAATCTGTCATTTGCCTTATTGATCCAGTCTTCAAATACCTTTCGAATATTTATGCTGCCGGAATTTGCATCGTATACCTGAATAACCCATTCTCCGAATTGACGTTCTCCACCAAACTTGATTATTCTTCCTTGATGGCCTACTGGTATAAAATTAACAATGGAACCCGGAACTGATGTAGCCTTGGCAAATATACGAAATGCTCCTGGATTAAGCGATTGGATGCCCGGGGGCAATTGATTAAAATCTATTCCGTATCGATTGGATCTGGAAGCAGAAAATTGTGTTCTAAATGACTGTACGTCGTTAAATTGTGTCATTGATTATTCCTTATAATTAAACAGAACTCGATGAAACAGAACCTCCTGAAACAGAACCTCCTGAAACAGAACCTCCTGAACCAGAATCTCTTGGATATGAATGGAAGTCGTAGGCAAGAGTAAGAGTAAATTCAGAAAACGCATCGGCCTGATCGTAACTCAAGTCTATCGGACTAATGTCTATTGGCCAACAATTGTGTAACAGGAATTTTTGCGAGAAATCTCCACTACCCCTACCATAGCCATCCCCATTGGTATCAAACCATGCCACTTCCCAGGGAGATTCAGAAGCAGTATTAAGACGAACTTTGTGCTCGATGGAAGAATTTGTCCGTTCGATCCAGTCTTCCATGATCTTACGAATATTTCCATTACCTTGTTCACCTCTAATTGTTCCATCGTATACTTGAATAACCCATTCTCCGTACTGGCGTTCTCCTGCAAATTTAATTATTCTGCCTCGATATCCAACAGGAATCATTCCTATTTGAGTGCCTGGCACCGATGTTGCCTTGGCAAACAGTTGCATATGTTGTACATCTAACCCTAGAGGCTGACCAAGGGGTCCGCTCGGTGTAATTAAATATCTATTAGATCTGGACGCTACAAATTGATTTCGAAAACCTGTAATATTTCCGGGTCCTACTGTCATATATTGTTCTCCTGTTTACTAAATTTTAGGGGACTCCGCCACCTTCTACTATTACTCCGCCTTCGCCCTCTTCTCCTCGAGAAACAATGATTTCGACTTCTCGGATCAGTGTTCCAAATACTAAAAGAACTTTTGCCACAAATTTGCCTGCGTTAATTACTTCAGATGTATTGTTGCTTTCGTCACAAGTTATGCTGAAGTTTCGTATTGCGCCTGATGCTCTGATAGACTCTACTCGAGCGGATGCACGAGAAACAAATTGACTTCGTATTGTGGCGTCATTTACTTCAAACAATACTTCATACGCAAGAGGAACAAGTTCTATCTTTACTTCATTGATTGTTCTGATAATGTTGATTCGTTCCTGATCGGTTACTAGATCGTTCAATAATAGAGTGCCGAAACCGTTAATGTTTTTACAATAATTTACACCCTTTGTAGTTAAATGACCTATTTGCGTGTCTGTGAAATTCGTTTCAAGTGCCACTACGCTTCGAACTACTCCTCGTTGAGTTCCTGCTGGAGATTGCCAGTAGTTTGCATTAGCTACTATGCCAGCGACATCAGGTGCCAGATGAGTTGTAAGCAATACCGGATTGGTACCAGAATCAAATACAATTCCATTGTGCTTCTTTTTGCCTGCTATTGCGATAATATGAGAATTTGAAGTAATTCCTATGTTTGAAGTAGAACTAATGGTACCAGTTATACCAGCAGAGACTATGCCCACAGTTGGAGTTTCTTTTGATTTTAAAATTTCAATTATATTGTAAACATCTTGATTTGGTGTACTTCCACTGTAATCCG